TAATCAAGATCATAAATTGGTTCAAGTTCTGTAAAGGTTAGTGATAATACTGTTTGGACCATAGATCCTGCACCACCAGTTCGATCTCCAACATATGTCATATATTTTCCTCCAGGATTATACTTGACACCAACAGATGTCAGGGCACATGTTTTTATTTTATTCAAATAAGGATGTACTTGTCCACTTCCTCCAGTAGCACTTCCATCATATATGTATTCTAAGTTGAATACATTTGGTGTCTTGAGGAATATTCCTCCAGTTGTTTCAATTTTTGGTGCAGCTGCTGCCTTAAATGCTCTAGTTATTTTTGCCACTACATCAGCTTCTAATCCAGATCTGGGTGCAAATTGGAAGTTAAACGAAAACGATCTTAATTGTGGTCCACCAAACAAAAGTTCCATATTAGGATTGATGACCGCACCTGATGATCTTGTTGCAATAGCAGTGTTTCCTACCACATAACCCGCAAGAAGAGCAGCAACTTCACCTTTTTTTTGCAGTAGGTTCCCAACAAAATCTCTACCTGATTGTAGACTCGAACCAATGTTCTCTTTAATAACCTCCATAGTGAGTCCTTTTTCGCCAACATCATCTAAAAGACCAAAGACACTTTCACCTATCACTTTGTCAATAGCATTCATATTATTGGCACCCCAACTAATACCATTGGTGGATTGTAAACCTGATACCATTGGTAGAATGATAGTTCCTATGGATCCTTGATCATATCTTTGTGACGTTGATCCACCTTCACCACTAAGACTTGGAACATAATCCATGATACCAATTTTGATATAATCATAAGTGATACCAATCTCTCCACCAACAGATAAGTCTGAAAGAGGATATCTCAATAGCCCAAAGTTTAGTTGGGTGGTTTGGTTTCCTCCTGGAACCGCAGATGTACTCTTAGAGTTCCCTTGATCATTAGGATTTTGGGTGGTTTTGGTTGTCTCTGTGGCAGTACTACCTTCTCTTACAGAAGGACTATCTCTCAAAGTGGTGTCAGTGGTTACTACAGTTTGATTAGGTTCTACTTGTTCTGTGGTCTTCTTTCCATCTTGATTGACATTTTTAGAAGTACTAGGATCTATCATCCTTGGAGTATTTTGATTGAAGAATCTCTGTCTTGCAATCAATCCATCTCTTGCATCATCATAAGAACTAGGACTGTTTAAAACACTTGCCCTGTCGTTATCAAATACTTTAAAACCTTCTAAAAAGAATGCCCTCTCAAGTTCTTGAACAGAACTTTGGGTATTATTTCTTCTATTATAAACATTTACAAAAGACTGAGGATCGGGAAGGGTCCAATCACTGCCTTGTCCTTGACTGGATGCAATTAGTGTATCTAAACCAAAAAGTCCAGCACCAATTGCATAAACTTCTATTGCCCCAGTTTCATTGTTTATTTCTTGTTTAGTCTGAATCTTATTCCAGAGTCTATTTTGTGTAATTATGGGCATTAACTAGGATCCATCTAGTTTAGTTATTTATCCTGAAATATTGATAAGGTATTGTCCTCATAACTTGTAGTTCATTGGGATAAACTACACGTAATTCACTGAAACCTATTTCTTGCCAAGTATAGTTCCTGTAAGCTCCCCAATGGAAGTTAATTCCCTTAAATCCCCACTTATAAAGATCTACACAAGCAATCAAGGGGAACTGGTCATATCTGATATTAGGTGTTTTTGGACTGTAGATGAATGTATAATATTTTCCTATTTCTGGTACTAAATCTGTTTCTGTGAGAGTATCCATTATCTCCAGAAAAATATCATCTGGATCTTTGGTTCCAAGTGCGGATACCTTATCCAAGAGAAATGATACTCTATCAGTATCACTTTTTAACTCATCAACCTGATTTCTTGTATTAACCTGATTATTTATTTCTTGGGCTTCTAGGTTTAGACTTTGATCTTCCTCTTTGCTCTCTTCTCGCATGTTGTTTAATACCTAATTCGTCTTCGGTGATAATTTTGAATTCAACTCCATTATCTTTTGCAAAGTCTTCTGCGGCGGCCCACTTTGCCTGATTGACAGCATACATCACCGTTTCATTGATATATCCTTTGGTTACTCTCGCAGGTTTCTTTGGAGGTAAGGTTTGTTTTTTAGGTTTGACTTCTATAATATATTTTTTTGTTTTCCCTGTACTTTCCTTCACTTCAATCAAGTAGTCAGGATAATAACGATGTCGTCTATTGTCTTTTGGTGAAACATATGGGATTGAAAACTCTTCACTTGCCCATTTAACTACATCTTCTCTTTTATCACACCAATTACAGAAAACCCTCTCCCATGAACTTCTACAAATAATATTGTTGGGATCACCCATGTATTTTTTGGGATTTGAAGGTTTAAACCTAGATTTAATACTTTCTCCCATTCGTTATACATAGTATATAATAGTCAAATGTATTTATAGATGGCTGGTGCATTACCTAATGGTATACGAACGTCAGACCTAAAGAGTAGGGTACTTCATCTTGCCCAATCCTCTGTATACCAAATTAGATTAGTTCCTCCTCCTGGAGTTATAGGTTTCCTTCAATCAAGAGGGATTGATTTTTATGTGGATTCACCCAATATAGAATTATTGTGTAGAGAGGTTACTCTACCTACATCATCACTTCAGACTTTTGAAGTATATGATAATTATGCCGGTGTAACTGAAAATATGGTTCAACGCCGGGATTTTGGAAAATCTCTGAGAGCAACCTTTTATGTTGATAGAGATTATAAAGTATTAGATGTTTTTGATGGTTGGCAGGACTATATCTCAAATCAATCAAGTGCAAGAGAATATAGTAGTCCTTATGCAAGTTATAGAATGCAATACCCTAGTCAATATAGGGGAACAATGTTCATTACTAAGTTTGAAAAAGATGCCTATGGTGTAGCCACTCAATATACAATGGTGGGTGCATATCCTTTGGATCTTACTGTTGATCAGTTGAGTTATGATAGAAGTAATATTTTAAAAATTCAGGTAAGTATGTCATACCTAAGATATGTTAGAGAGAATATTAGATGGAAACCACAAAATGATTCTATTTTTGATAATGGAGTGATTGATTTTGCAAGATTAAATAGAGGTATTGATTCAGATGGAAACTCAAGGCCTGGAACAGCCAACTAAATATAAGTAACTGATTTCTTTATTAAGTTATTATGCCCTTACCAAAGATTGCAACTCCAACTTATGAGTTGACTTTACCCTCTACCAAAAAGAAAATTAAGTATAGACCATTTCTGGTAAAAGAAGAAAAACTTCTTGTTCTTGCTCTTGAAAGTGATGATACAAAACAAATTACTACCGCTATTAAAGCAGTTCTAAAAAGTTGTATTGAAACAAGAGGTGTCAAGGTAGAAAATCTTCCTACATTTGATATTGAGTATCTTTTTCTGAATATTAGAGGTAAGTCTGTTGGTGAAGAAGTACAGGTAAATATTCTTGCACCTGATGATGGAACAACTGAAATTCCTATTACTATTCAGTTAGATGAAATTGAAGTAAAAGAAGGTGAAGGTCACGACAGACAAATCAAACTTGATGACAATTTAATGATGGAGATGAAGTATCCTTCTTTGGATGAGTTCATCAAAAATAACTTTGATATCAAAGGTGATGTTGATATTGAGAAGTCGTTTGAATTGATTGCGGGTTGTATTGATAAGATTTATAGTGAAGAAGAAGTCTGGACAACCGCAGATTGTTCAAAGAAAGAGGTTATTGACTTCCTAGAACAGATGAACTCCCTTCAATTTAAAGAGATTGAAAAGTTCTTTGAGACTATGCCCAAACTTTCTTATGAAGTTGAAGTTACTAATCCTAGTACAGAAGTAAAAAGTACTGTAGTTTTGGAGGGTTTGTCTAGTTTTTTCGCATAGGTATGATCCACATGGATCTTGAGAACTACTTCAGGTTAAATTTTGCCCTGATGCAGTATCATAAATATTCATTAACGGAGATTGAAAATATGATGCCGTGGGAGAGAGACATTTACGTAGCCCTCTTACAGCAACACTTAGAGGAAGAAGAAGAAAAAGCAAAGGCACAACAAAATGGCTAGAGATCCTCAAAAAATAAAAAAAGCATACGATGAGGATAGATCTGTTGCGTATAAACTACCAGATCATATTCTCAAAGATCTTGATAAGGATCAGATAAAGGATTTATCTGCCGTATATAATATGATGTCGGCCGATAAGAAAAAAGAATTTGGAAA